TTTTCACCCATGTTTAAGCCAATTTCACCAATAACGCTTGGCCAGCATTTATAAAGAAAAATTCGTCTCAAAACTTGGTTTGCATTTACGTCTAACTGATCGATTCTCCATGTAGTTTGCAAAGTTCTGTAAGCAAAATCATTGTTTGCCACTCTGTGTGTCCAGTGACCATCCAATGCTTCTTTCCATCTTTGCAATGCAGTCCATATGTTTTGTGAATTTCCATCATCATAAACTCCAACAACCCACGGGCTGTATTGACGATCTCCTGCAAAATTTATGAGTCTTCCACGATAAGGAATGCTGATGCTGTTCACTGTTGCCATTGGCAAAGATGCAGACACAATCTTGAATTGTGCATCGGTAATCGGAACACTTATGCCACTTGGCCAAGAGGGGTAGACAATAAACCTATTGGCTCTTGTGCCTCCATTAAAGTTATTCTTGAAATCGATTATCGAATTTGACATTATTGTGTGTATGTGAAGTTAACCACGAAGGAGTCAGTTCCTAGCAATGGTTTGACTACCAAATCAATGTTTAATTGTGATGCATTTGGATTGTTTGTTTCATTACATATAATTTGCGTAACTGTTGTATCCAAGTAGGAAGCATATGTATCCAAGGCAGTTTGCACTTCACTTACAACTTGATCTCTAGTTGTTTGGTTGTTTATTTCAAAGATGTACTTAAATGCAACATTGTTTACTGAATTGATGATCTCAGAACGAAGTCTTGCTGGCCCTATTCTGTCGTTTACAGTGATGGGGCCAGTTGCGGCAGTTGCACCAACCAAATCAGATCCTAAAAACTTTGGAATGTAATTTACAAAGAAATTGACTTTGTTTGATCTCAAATAGTTTTTAAGATTACCAGACCATTCGATTGGGTTTATGATGCTACCGTTCAATACGGTGGCACGATCTAACCCAGCGATTGTCAAATACTGTTCATTTCTGTTTTTTGCTCTTGCAAAAAATCCACCAAGATCAGATACTGCAGGAATTGTGTAATTGATTGTAGAATCACTCTTTAGCAGTTCGACATTTAACTCATTTGTCTTCAATCCATAAAGATTAAAGAATTTGATACCTTGAGTTGATCCAGCAACGTTAGATACACCTAACGAGGCAAAATTTGCCATTGTGTATCCGTTTCCAGAGACACCAGTGGCAGAGTCACGAATAGAAGGAAAGAATCCAACGGCGTATTCTTGACCAGCAACCCAAGTTGCAATATCAGAAGAAATGTAAGGATCGATTACACAATCAATCAAATTTCCTGAATTGGCACCCAAATAAGAATTGAACCCAGCAACACTTCCTGTAAGTACAAGTGTACCGCCGTAAGCCATATAACTTATGGCATTCAAAAAATCTTCGCCATTTCGCGTATATAAAAGTTTTGTATTTCCTTCATCAACAAACAAAGAGTAAGTAGAACCACTTACTGGAGCGAGTAAGCAATTTGTAATTCCACTTAACTTATTTAAATCTTGCACCAAATCTGAAGGATTGGTATAAACAATGAACGGATCTGAGGTTTTTCCTTTTACAGGACCAAGAGCAGAATTTCCTCTTGAATAGATCAACCAACCGAACAAACCACCCGGATCTACGCTAGTGGCCTTGTTCACTCCGTTGAAAACCGGAGCGGTGTAAGTAGATCCAACCTTCATTGCAGCCACGAAAGGTATTGCTAAATTTTCTTTTGAATATTGATTTGAGCTAATAAATGAACTGAGTGATGGCATAGGATCCCTTTTTATCTAAAATATTTAGAATTTCATGTGGGATACCAAACCACTCCTCCCTGAGAAAATGGCTCCTTATCATCTAGTTCATCCTTGTTATCCATCATAAAAAGCACATTATCATCTTCAGGTTTTTGTGCTTCTTCGTAATTAAATTTTGCACTTTCGATCAAATCAGCATAATATTCTTGCCTTGAAAGCCATGCGAAGAACACCAAAGACATTACAAGATCGTCATTGTGGCCTTCTTCCGCCTTATATGTATTTGCCTTTGACACAAATGTAAACAATTCAGATATAATTCTTTCATCATTCAATAAAATTTTATCTTCTTCAATTAGTCTTTTTAGAATAGCACATCCCAATTTTTTGGTCTGTGTGGTAGTTCTAAGACCCATTTCACTTTTTCCGGTTGCAAAGCCCTGAGAAAGCATTTGGCCTTTTCTTCCCATCATACGAGTCATCAATACATTTTCATAACCCAAATCGTTGTAAAGAATCGAAGAAACCTGACCACCAATGTCATTTGTTTCAATTAAAGCATAAGCATTGTTGTATTGTTCACATATTTTTTTGATTACGGTTGGAAAATTAAATGGGCTAATCGTGTTGTTTCTATAAGTTGCAACAACTTTATATGGCGCTGATGTGCCATCAATCAAAGTAAAAGCAGAAAAATCTGAACCCTGTCCTCTGGAAACGTCAGCCTGCAAAAAGTAAATTTGATCTTTTTCCGGTTTTGAAAATATTCTCAAACCTTCTTTATCTTCTTCCAAATATTCTTCCGGTGCCAAGACATTGAGTTTGCTTGTTGATATCAAGGTATTTGATGAACCCAAGAAACTACAGCCATATTCCTGTTCAAACTGTTCTGGGCTGGTATTTGCAATTTGTTCTGCAGCCCACTCATCATCTCTTAATTTTGGATTTCCGGGACTGACTGGTGTTTCTCTCCAACCCACTTCCACAGGCACAAACATATTTTTTAGTTTATGTCCTTGAACACGGTTTGCATCAACCCAAAGTTTATGAAAATGATTCATTCCATTTGGGGTGGAAACTATGATAAGTTTTGTGGTTGTACCAGCAGAAATTGTTGGATATGTGGCGGTATAGAATTCTTCCGCTACATGGCTTGGCAAGAAGGCGTACTCGTCCAACAGGAGTAGGTTATATGAGCCGCCACGGATCGCTGTAGACGATGTTGCATCACACATGACCCTAGACCCGTTTTCCAGTTTAAAACTCGTCTTATTCCATTCTAGAACTCCTTGTTGCAGAAAATGTGGTAAATTTTCATATGCAAGTTGAAGTTTTGAAAATAATTCTTCCTTTGCAGTTTTCAAACGATTGGCTAGGATTGCAACGTTTACACTTTGAGTAAAAGTCACATAATGGCAAATATAACTGGTAACACAGGTTGACTTACCACACTGGCGAGGCCATTTTGAAATTACAAATCTGTTTTTATGCAACTCATTGATAAACTTTTTTTGGTATGGATAAAGTTTGAATGGAACCACACCTTTATCCAAAGTCTGTACTTTGATGTATTTTTCACAAAAATAAACAGGGTCATTTGCGCACTTGATGTACTCTTCAAGTTCATCCTTGGTGTATTGCATCTCCACACCAGGAAGTTTGAGATTTGGATTATTTCTATAACCCTGATTATTGTTGTTTTTGCTCATTCACAACCTCTGAATCAATTATATCTTTTTCAGTGCTTCTTTCTTTGTTTATTAAATTTTGTAAATCTTTGGTAGAACCAACAAACACTGAATTATTTGTCTGTTTTACTTCAACCTTTGTTCCTGTTGTGTCTTTTGCCTTTTTGTGAACGTCCAACACATTGTTGTTTAGATCAGCCATTGTCTTCAACAGGATGGCAACAACCTCAAATGCTCTTGGGCTGTCTGATTCTGTGGCTACCTTTAGAGCACTTTCCAAAGCAATATTTCCGCTTCCAATAAGTGATTTCAGATTATCTTGTACCAACGCATAATCTTTTTGAAAATTAGCAGTATCAAAAGTACCACCAGATTGTGGGGATTTTGTCAATGCTGAATTTTGTCCTTCGGGGACATTAAAAAGTTTTGCCAAATTTTTATTAATATTCATGTTTATTCAAAATCAATATCAGTCGCCGTCGTATTAATAGTCGTTACATTACCTACACCACCAAATATGTATGATTTGGCTAAGAAGTTAAATGATGCAATGTGCATTCTTCTACTATTAAAATCACCTTCATATCTGTCAGTCAAATTGTTTGAAACCATTACAATTGGAATGTTTAATTTTTCTCCATTATCTGTAAGTTCAATCTTTATCATATGATCTGGAACAAAGAAGGGCATTATTTGCTCAATAATTTGCAACATGTCATCGATGTGTCTTGTGTAGACAAAGAGATTTATTCCAACGTTCACAGGTTGTTCGTTGGCTATTTGTGATCCAGTGTTTGTGCAGTTTCCACCGGGTGCATTTAATGCAATTGATGAAGAAAATCTTGCACGCCTTCTTGATGGATCTGGAAGAATTGTATTCACATGATAACTTATTCTTGGAAGTTGATTCTCAATCCTTGTTCCATCAGTGATCGAAGATGGGTTTAAAAGTCTTTGAATAAATTTTTCTTGTGATGCATATGTAATAGGAACTCTTAAAGTAGTATTTGGATCAGTACCACTGTTGTCATGTGAAACATAAATGTTGTTAAATAGAGTTCCAAATCCCACCACTAATCGTCTCAAACTTTTATTGTAGTAGTATCCAAACATGGTTTTACCTCATTTAAGATCCACAATTATTTGCGGGATTATTTGCATCAAAGTCGTAAAGATAAGCTTCTTCATCCAAAATATCATTGATTCCGGCAGTAGTTCCAAGAATGTTGTTTCTTGGAATCATGGTTGCACCAGTAAAACCAAATGTGGTTGTATATGGTGAGTTTACTGCAGGACTTGGTGTGGCAATCTTTTCGTAACTGTATGTGAAGAGTTCTGCGGTTATCTGATAGGAATAAAGTTTTCCCAATGGGTATAGAGGATTTTCATGTTCTACAAAGTTTATTTCAAACAATGATTTTGAAAGAGGAAAATAAATCAAATCCCCTTCTCTTGGTCTTATTATTGTTGGGTCTACGTTTGTAACCTGCT